CTATAGGCGATGGTTTTGTTCACGTCGCCGCCGCCAATCGCCACGATGGTCTTGCTATAGGCGCCACCGCCTCCGCCGCCTCCCGGCGCGTCCTGCGGCTCAAACTCAGGGAACCCGGCATAGGTCACGGTGCCAAAGCCACCGCCGCCTCCCCCGCCCCATACTTCGATGGTCAGCGAGGTAAAGCCCGACGGGATGCTGATAGTGCCCGCGCCTTCGGATAGGTCAAAGACGCCCGCCCCAGCCCCGCCGGTCGTGCCTGCAATAGCCGCTGCGAGCGTAGCGCCGCCCATTAGGTTAGGCCCGCCCCGCTGATCAGCCACGAGGTCGTATTGATCTTGACGCAGGTGGCAAGGCCATTACGCGCCAAGGTACGGGTGCCAGTCGTCGTGCTATTTGCCAGCGTCAGCGTGTCGGTCGTAATCGCAATCGAGAGGCCGACGGTGTTGAGGTTAACAAAAATGATAACAGTGCCGATGGGGAACGCTACGGCGCTGTTAGCCGGAATCGTTGCCGTGAGCGCGGTCGCCGTGCCATCGCCCATCACGACCGACTTGCCGCGATCTGCGAGGACAAGCGTGTAGTTGCCCGTCTGCGCGTTACGCGGCGCCTCTCGATAGCCGACAGGGTAGTTTGCGCTCGTCGCGGCGTTATCGGGAATCTGCGGCGTGCCGGTAAAGGTCGGCGAGGCAATCGGCGCGTAGGTCGCAGCCGCTGTCGCCGCTGTAATCGAGTCCGTTATACCGTAGCCCGCAAGGGTCGTGGGTTTGGCGGTAATCGACGAGAAAGGCACCGACAGCACCGACCCGTCGTTGATGCCGGGGATGTTGTCGTAGGAGCCAATCTGCACATCGTCCTGATCGGTCAGGACAAAGCGGTAGATGCTGCCCGCCAAGAGCCACATATCCTCTGGCAACCGTCCGCCCGAATCCAAGATGATGGGATTGGGGTTTGCCGTCGTGCCCGTTGCGCTCGTGTAGGTCGGCTTGGCGCTAGAAGTGCCAGCTTCGTAGGTATAGATTTTTCCGCCCGACAGCACTTCGTTGTCGTCGTTGAAAAACTGTGCGCCCGCGCCTGCGAACGCTGAAAGGTATACGGTCATAAACTCACCTGGTTCACAGTAAGGATTACGGACGGAACAGCCGGATGCGGCGCTGCCGCCGCTTCATAAAGCATACGAATATCAAGGTCGTCTGCCGACCACATTAACTGAACGTAGTCGCCGTTAGACATTGCTTGATAAATGTTAGCAGCAGCGAAGATTTCGGCGTTGTTGCCTTTAATGCGAATCTGCGAGGCAGAGTCAGCAATGTCTACGCCGTTTCGGCGAAACCATATATATGCGAGCGAGTCGCCGCCAGAGGTTTTGTCGAACTGAATTGAAAACTGAAAGTTGTAAAGCCCCGCGTTGTTGCAAAAGATTTGCGAGGTTGTCGTGCCTCGACGGGTGCCGCGAGAGTAAGCGGTCGTGTTAAACGTCACCGGATATGCCGTATTGATAGCGGCGGGCGCTTGCGTCGTGGTGTCGTAAAACATCCCGTAGTCAGCAAAAACGCGCTGCTCCGGCGGCGGATGCAAGTTCAGCGCCTGCAGTTCTGATTGCAGCACCGCCGTCACATCATCCGTATCAGGCGACAGGCCAAGGCCGACCTCAAGGTCGGAGATGCTGGTCGCAGTCGTGCCGCTACCTGTCAGCACAAACTGGTTGTTCAGGAAACGGAACCACTCACGCGAAATCAGGCCCGTTCGCTCGTCAATGAACGGAACGCGAGGTGCAGGGATGTTCGTAATGTTTGCCATTACGCACTCGTCGCGCTGATAGTGAGTTCTGCGCCCATGATGGCGACCTTGACGGGATCGGTGCCGCTGATCTCGTACACGCGGTCACGCAGTTTTGTCGTCATGCCAAGGCGACGGAAAATAGCGCGGGTGCCGTAGCGACCGATGCGTCCCATCGACGTTGAGCGAATCTCTGTCCACGTATGACCGCCATCGTCTGACCAGCGCATCATCAACTGCGGGTTCGCGCCCACTTTGATGCTGCTTGCCGGTCGCTCGATGACAAGGTTTAGGCCCGCATCCTCGGTAACGCCAAGGGTGTGCAAGCCGCTTTCGGTATCAATGTCTTCGGGCACTTGCGTGCCGAGCGCGGCAACAACCTGCGGATCACCCGTTTCGGTGTTAATCGGAATCGACGTTTGCGTAGCAATCTTATCGGGCGGGTCAAACGGGTCGTAGCCGTCCAAGCCCACGCCTGTCTCGCAGTCGATCTGCAGCGAGTGATGCGTTGAGCGTTTGAGGTTGTTCTGTCCCGTCGGCAGCGCACGCCACGAACGCAGCCACTTTTGTGTCGCGCCGTTATCCGAAAACACATCCAGGCTGAAGGCGTACAGATTGCCGTTTTCGTAATCGCCGATAATCGGTTCGCCGTCAAAGCGGGAATGGCAGTTGCCACGGTGACGCTTGAAGTCGCCGCGACTAAAGGCCGCACGCTCGTGCCACGAACCTGTCGCAGCGTCGTACACCCACGTTGTATCGGCGTCTGTGAAGTTCAGCACGTAGAACGTATGGCCGTCCTGCTGGTAGGTGTAACCCACCGCATCCGCCAAGTTGTCGTACTGCTGAATCGCAAACTCTACGGCGTGCGTCGAAATGCGTTGGCCTTGGTAGCCCTGCGCTCGATACACGATGCCCTGACCGCGAGCGTCAGCGCCAAGCCAGAACACGCTGTTGTCCATCTTGGCGACGGAGTAGGGCGCAATACAGCCGATCTCGTTGAAAGCGCCTTGGATGCGCGAGAGCGGGAAGTCTGCTTCGCCGCTGTTGTACCAGACCTCAACGCTGTTCGTGCCGAAGAGCCACGCTTCGCGGTGGTCGATGATGAGCGACACCAAGCCGTCGGGCGAGCCTTCGGCAGAAGCAAAGTCAAGCGGGTCGATTGACGTGCCATCAAGCAACGCGGTGACCCATACGCGCTGACTGTTGGGTTCGTTGAAAACGAAATAGCCGTCAAGATAACCAACCGTTACCGCGCCGGGGAAGTCCTCGTCGGTAATCTGCGCGAACTGCAACGTATTGCTGTTGTAGATGTACCCATCAGGGTTTGCAGCAATGAATATCTGCGTGCCGTTATCGGCCATTGATACCGGGCCAGTGCCGCTGACGTAACCGACATACGCACTGCCTGTCTCAAGAACGATCTTGCTGCTGTCTTCCAGCAGGATAAAACTGCCGTCCTCAAGTTCCAAAAAGCCCGTGGTTTGACCAAGAAATGACGCATCAAGTCGATAGAAGCCGTCACCGGAAACCACGTACAAATAATTGCCAAGCGTCCACAGTCCGCGAATCGGGCCGTTGCCGACTGTTGCGCGTAGCGTGTAGCCGGGGCATCGCTGCAGATACGCAGGCTCCTTGCCACCCTCCGCAATCACTTCGGGGTACAAGTTCACCATCCGATTGTCGGCAGCGTTGACGCTACGAATAACGTAGCTGCTACCCAGAATCGGAGACTTCATTAGAAGTTGCCCGTGTAGATGTTGAAGCGCGGACGATTGACCATTAGCGCCGCTGGCATTGCCATCACGTCATCCGGGTTGTTGATGCGCTTCAGATCGCGTTTGCTGTACATCGCAATACGCTTTACTTGTGGCGAAGGCTCGACGCCGTATTCCGGCGCAAGTTCGCAGGCAAGGTTGTAACGAAACGCACGCAGGTAGCCCGGCGGGAACGCCAACACCGTCTGCAGGGTTGCAGGCTCAGTCAACTTCTCAACCGATACGAAATGAAACTCCAATACCCGTGACGGCACTGGGTAGAGATAGATTTCGATATCGGGATAGGTGGCGTTGTACCAAAGAATCTGCGGGTACGTCGACGTTACGGTTTTGACCGCGATGTTGTCGTATTGCTCTTGGTTAATCATCTTGATGCCATACGACACGTTCGTCGAAGCATCACGGAAATAAGTTGCATCGTCCAACTGCACCGGACGCTGACCGACGAAATCGCCGGTCGGGCCAAGGGTGCGGATGCGGGTGCTAGGTGGCCAGTTGAATACCTGGTCGATGGTGGAAAACACGGCAAGACGCTCCGTGTTCCACGAATCAATCATCTGATTGAGCGCCGTCAGGGCATCTTGCGCCATCGCTGCCGAAGGGGCTTCGGCTTCTGCCAGTACCCCGATCAAACGCAGCGCCCCGTTGATCTGG